CTCTACTGAAGAAGAATTACTAGGTAAATTCATCGAAAAATTCAGAGAAATAAACCCAGACATTTTAGTAGGATGGAATAGTGACTATTTTGATATTCCGTATCTTTATTTTAGAATTAGTAATGTACTAGGTGAAGAATTTGCTAATGCTTTATCTCCTATAGATGTTGTAAAGGACGAAAGTGCTTGGAACCGCAATGGGTGGCTTAATATTGCTGGGGTTGAATCACTAGACTATATGAAACTGCACAAAAAGTTTAGTTTTCGTGATGAACCCTCCATGCGATTAGATGCTATTGGAGAAAAATACGTTAACTTAGGTAAAATTGAATATGATGGTAATTTGGATAGATTATTTGAAGATGATATTCAAAAGTTTATTCAATATAACTTTCGAGACGTAGAAATTCTTAAAGCACTAGATGAAAAATTTGAGTATGTTGGCTTAGTAAAAAACCTATCACATAAAGGAAAACACAATTATGGAGAAGTTTATGCCAACACTAAAACCCAAGATGGAGCAATCTCAGCTTATTTGTTAGGACAAAATATTGTTCCACCTTCTAGAGATAAAAATCCCTTTACTAAAAAGAATTATGCTGGTGGTTATTTATTTTGCCCTGCTGCTGGGTTATATAAATACATGTTTGATGAAGATTTAACTTCACTATATCCTTCTATTATTATGTCTCTTAATATTGGGAAAGAAACATTTGTTGCTCGTATTGTAGATAGTGATGATAGAAACAATCGTTTAGGATTAAATGATTTAAAACAACGAGACGAAAACGAGGAATTACTCATCGAAAACCCAGCTAGAAAACAAACTTACATTAAAGTAAAAGATTTAATTACCTATATAGAAACCCACAACTTTGCTATATCAGCAAATGGAGTAATGTATCGCACTGACAAACAATCAGTACTATCAACCATACTTGCTAAGTGGTTTGATGAAAGGGTTGAGTATAAAGGCTATATGAAGAAAGCATATAAAGCAGGCAATAAAGAAAAAGGAGCATTTTGGCACCAACGTCAACACACAATGAAAATTTTGTTGAATAGCTTGTATGGTGCTACAGCCCTTGGTAGCTTTAGATACGGTAGTGTTATTCTTAGTGAATCAATCACTTTGAGTGGACAACGAATTATCCAAGAATCAGCATTGTGTGCTAACAGGCACATGAATAAAGTAATAAGAAACGAAATAGAATTATGAATATATTAGTAACAGGTGGAGCAGGATTTGTAGGTACAAATTTAATTAAAAAGCTCCTTAAAGAGGGACATAATGTATCTTCTATAGATAATTATAATGCTGGGTTAAAAGAGAATCATCAAGAGGGTTGTAATTATTATGAATTTGATATTAAAAAAATCAAATGGTTTGGGAGTGAATATGATATAATTTTTCATATGGCTGCTCTATCTAGAATTCAACCTTCATTTGATGATCCTACTGATACTTTTAAAGTAAACACTAAAGGGTGTTTAAAAGTAGCAGAATGGGCTAGAAAAACTAATACTAAAGTAATTTATGCTGGCTCATCTTCTCGCTGGCACAACCCCTATCAATCTCCTTATGCTTGTTTTAAACACTTAGGTGAAGAAATATTTAAAATGTATAAAGAGGTTTATGGGTTAAATGTTGAAATTTGTAGATTTTATAATGCTTATGGACCATATGAAATTGTAGATGGAGATTGGGCTGCTGTTATAGGTAAATGGAGGAGACAAGTTAGAGATGGAGAACCTATTACTATTGTAGGAGATGGTGAACAACGTAGAGATTTTACTCATATTGATGATATAGTAGAAGCTCTTTATAAAATAGGAATAGGCAATTATAAACATGAAGATGCTTGGGAATTAGGAACAGGCAACAACTATTCAATTAATGAAGTTTACCAAATGTTTAAAAATAAATTTAGCGTAGGTTGTGACTATATTCTAGATCAACCCGGAAATTATAGAGAAACACTAAGGGAAAATGATGACGCTCTAAATCAATTAGATTGGAAACCCCAAGATAGATTATTAGATTACATTAACTCTTTATGAAACACTTAGAAGAAACACCTTGGTGGATTTGTGATGAAGGCGATTATAATTTTTGTGCCTACGTAGACACAGATTCTAATTATTTTAATGCCGAACCTCTACTTAAACACTTGTACCCTAATTTTGAGGAAATGAGTGATGAGGAAAAAGATAATGTATTAGAAAAAGTAGCCCTTAAGTACCAAGATATTATTACAAAAGACTACGATAGGTTAGCAAGTGAATGTTTTAATGTTAAAGAACATAGGCTTGAAATGAAAACTGAATGTGTTATTCGTTCAGCATATTTTAGAGCTACTCGTAGATATGCTCAGTGGATTACAAAACAAGAAGGTATTGCTAAAGAATCACTTGATATTAAAGGACTTGAGTTTAAAAAAGCTAATTTCCCTCCTATATTTGGTAAGTTTTTTAATGATATTTTAGAGCGTATCCTAAAAGGTGCTAAACAAAAGGAAATTGATGATTTAATTCTTAAATTTAGAGAAAAAATCATGTCTAAAGATACTGATATTGCTTTATTAGGTAACCCAACTTCAGTTAAAACATTAAATGAATATATAGGACGTAAACCCCGAGCTGGTGAAGTATTAACTGAAATTAAAAAAGGTGCTCCTGCAAATGTTAAAGCTGCTATTGTTTATAATGACCTGCTTAAATTTTGGCAATTAGATAAACAACATAGTCCTATTGTACAAGGTGATAAAATTAAATGGATTTACTTAATTGATAATCCTTACAAAATCGAAGCAATTGGTTTCTTAAGCTTTGATGTCCCAGATAAAATGCGTAAATTTCTAAATGACTATGCAGATAGGAGAAAATCATTTGAGACAATATTACAATCTAAATTAGAAAACTTTTACTCAGATCTTGGGTGGACTTTAAATTTAAACCCTAATATTAATAAATTCTTTAGCTTCTAATGATATCAAAAAATAAATTACAATCCATTATCTCCAAATATTACCTTGGAGGTAAAGTAGAATCAGTTAAATGGAAAGTCAAGGATGGAAAACTTGATATTGACTTTATGGCTCCTACTAAGGACATGATTGGTAGATTATCATGTAATAGCTTTCCTATGGTTAATGAGGGTGAAATGGCTATTTTTAATACAACACAACTTAATAGGTTGTTAAATGTATTAGCTGGTGATTTAATACTTGATGCTTCTAAAACAAATAAAGTATTAACTAAACTTACCATCCAAGATGCTAAAGCATCTATTAATTACTCACTTGCTGATCCACTTATGATCCAAAAAGTAGGTGAAGTAGATGAAAACATTGAATGGAAAGTACAATCAACACTTGAAAATGAAGATTTTCATACATTTGTTAGAGCAGCTTCAGCAATTCAAGGAAATGAAATTGTAACATTAAGTGCTACTCGAGATACAATTGATACTCCTATTATTAAGTTTGTATTTGGTGAACGAATGGAGTTCTCTAATAAAGTAGAGTTTCATGTTAATGCTAAATTTACTGAAAATGTTAGGGAGGATAACAAAATCCCATTTAATAGTGAAATGCTTAGAGAAATTTTTAACGCTAATAAAACTTCAGATGAATGTCATTTAAGCTTTGTGGATGATGGTTTGCTCCGCCTTATCTTTACATCAGAAGATGAAGGTATAGACACTACATATTTCGTAGTACGAAAAGCAGATTATTAATATTTATTAACATGAATACATCTAATAAGTTTAGCATGAATCAGTGGCGTGAGTTTATCACTGAAGATTTACAAAAAGGAAAGAAATCTGTTATAAAGGTAAAAGACCTTACTTTTGACATGGTAAAAGATATCTTTACAGATAATTATCAACAAGTTCGTAGCACCCGTGAACAACCTGATGGAACAGAAGGACCTGTGTATAAAGATTATGTAAACTTTAATAAAGGAGAAGGAAGTGCCCAAGGTATATTAGATGCTAAAGCTTTAGAACAGTGGAAAAGTTATATATTAGGTATTAAAGGCATAGATCCTAATATAGAAGTAACACTTGATCCTGATGCTGTCTGGTATGATAAGGCTTCCTTCTCAGACCCAGTATTTAAGGATAGAGAAAAAAGAATGGCCCAAGCTATCTCTTCATATTATGACAGTAAAAAACCAGGTGAATATCAAGGTGATTAACTTGGCAATTTAAAAAAGTTTTCGTATATTTATTGATGATCTTAGGACACCAACCTAGTTCTTATATTTTTTATTAACCGTCACCTTAGGGGACACAAAACAAAACAAAATGACACACGTAAATCTCTTTGATCCGAGGTTTGCTTCACCTCTAGATGTTCTGGTAAAGAACTTTTTTGACAAAGAAGCAATTTTTGATAAACCATCACGCACAAGCGTTACACATCCAATTGATGTGTTTGAAGATGAAAACGGCCTTACTTTTGAAATAGCATGTGTAGGCCTAGATAAAAAAGATGTAAACATTAGTATTGAAGGAGACATCCTTAAAGTATCCTATAGTAAAGGAGAAAACCAAAAATCAACTAACGACAAGCGCTATTACCACGCAGGGGTAAGAAAAAGTAGCTTTGATTTGGGTTGGAAAGTAGCCCGTAGATTTGAACTTTCAAAGGCAAATGCCGAAATGAAAAACGGATTGCTTTGTATTCAAATCCCACTTTCGAACGACTCAAAACCAAAAACTTTGACAATTAAGTAATCAAAAGGTTGGTGTCCTGAAGATTCGTTCGTATATTTACACGTATTAAAAATTTAAACAGTTATGGAATTTATTAAAGACCCTGTGCTTGGAGATTATTATATCCAAATAGACGATCTTAATTATTCAGCTTATAGAACCATTGTTCCCGACAGTGGCACACCTTATGAGTCGTGTATTGGACATTTTAGCAACTTTGGTATGGCTTTAAAGAAAATTGCCGAGCATAAGGTTCGCCAACAATCTTATGATACAATCAAAGAATATATTAAAGAATATGAAAAAATTAATAACGAATTAAAAAATCTTTTGTAATGAAATTAAAAGCAATGTTTAATGCGGTAATTATTAAACCCATTGAATTAGAAGAAAGTACTCATGGACGTATTGTAGTTCCTGATATGGGTAAAGAAAAAAACCTTCGTGGGATAGTAGTATCAGTAGGACCTGGTGTAGATACAGCTTATGGAAGTTTTATTCCTACTAAAACTAAAGTAGGAGATGAAGTCATCCTTCCTCAAATGGGTCCTGTTAAAGTAGACCATGAAGGAGAAGAATATTATGTGATTAAAGAAAATGAAATTTTAGCAGTTATTGAAAATGAGTAAGATTATTAATTATGGAGATGATTCCCGTAAAAAATTGATTAAAGGAATCAATCAGTTAGCAGATGCTGTTGTAACAACTTTGGGACCTAATGGCCGAAATGTTGTTATTCAACAAGAACATGGTGTCCCCCAAAGCACTAAGGATGGTGTAACAGTAGCAAAATCAATTGAACTTGAAGATCCAGTTGAAAATGTAGGGGCTCAGATGCTTAAACAAGCAGCTATTAAAACTGCTGAACAGGCGGGTGATGGTACTACCACTTCTACTCTATTAGCTCGTGAAATTGTAAATGCTGCGGCACGTTACAGTGATAAAGGACATAATATTGTAGAAATTAAGCGTGGTATTGACAAGTGTGTAAAAGCTCATGTTGATTACCTACGTTCTATTTCCCAAGATATATCTAGTGAAGATCAACTCCGCCAAGTAGCTACAATTTCAGCTAATAATGATGAAGAAATAGGTGAGTTGATTGCTACAGCAATGGAAAAAGTAGGACGTGATGGTATTGTTACTATTGAAGAATCACGTACTGGTGAAACCTACCTTGAAACAGTAGAAGGTTTGCAATTTGATCGTGGTTATAAATCACCTTATTTTGTAACTAATAACGACACAATGAGTGCAAATCTTAAGGATGCAGTAATTTTATTTTATAATGGTAGAATTACTCAAGTTAAAGAATTACTTCCACTCCTTGAAAATTTATCTTCCCAAGCAAAATCACTTCTTATTGTTGCTGAAGACATTGATGGTGAAGCACTTGCTACCCTTATTGTAAATAAGATGCGAGGCACACTTAATGTATGTGCTGTTAAAGCTCCTGATTTTGGTGATCGTCGTACTTTGCTTTTAAATGATATGGCTACACTTACTGGTGGTCAGGTTGTTGATAAGGATAAAGGTATGAAACTTGACAAATTTAATTTAGATTGGTTAGGAGCTTGTCGCTCAGTTACTATCACTAAAGAGTCAACTACTATTGTAGATGGTGCTGGTGAAGAAGAAGCAATTAGTCAACTTTGCTCTCAACTCCAATCTCAAATTGAAAACTCAACTTCACCATTTGAAACCGAACAACTTCAAAAGCGCCTTGCTAAGTTGGTAGGTGGTGTAGCTGTAATCCATGTTGGTGGAAATACTGAAACTGAAGTACGAGAAAAAAAGGATCGTGTTGATGATGCACTTCAAGCCACTAAAGCTGCTATTGAAGAGGGTATTGTTCCTGGTGGTGGTGTTGCTTTACTTCGTTCAAGTATGAATACTACTTGTAAACTTAGTAATAAAGACCAAGAATTAGGATGTAATATTATGTCAACAGTTCTTCGTAAACCATTTCAACAAATTCTTTATAATGCTGGGGTAGAAGGATCCCATCAAATTGAATTTAGTCTTTCTACAACCGAAAAAACTTCTACAGGATATAATATCAAAACAGGACAATTTGAAGATTTCCTAAAAGCTGGAATTATTGATCCTACTAAAGTTACACGTTGTGCTCTTGAAAATGCTGCTTCAATCGCAGGTACTATTTTACTTACAGAATGTACTGTAGTAAATAAATCTGAAGATAAAGAAGACCCTCAACTTGGGGGTATGCCTGGAATGTTTTAAATTTAGGTAATGTCTGAATTTGAAACCGTAGAGCAGAAACAACTCATCGCAAAGAGAGTACCACCGGGAGACCGGTGGTCTCTCGTTGATGAGCCAAATGTAGTACATCCTACATTAACTGAAACATTAGAAGCATATTTTAAAAAAACCCAATTTAATGCTGCTTTTTATTTAGATCCTATTGGGAGTGCTTTGTATGCAGTTAAACGAACCGAAGTAGAAATTAAACCAGAACCAATCAAAACATTTGACTTTTATGGAGACGGCTATCAATAATAGTTTGTGGGTAGAAAAATACCGTTCACAAAAACTAGAAGATTATGTAGGTAATGAACACCTTAAAGATGTTATGGCTAAATATATAGCTAGTAATGATATGAACAACATGATTTTTTATGGCCCAAGTGGCACAGGAAAAACTACACTAGCTAAACTACTTGTTAATAACCTTAACTGTGATTACCTCTACATCAATGCTTCAGATGAGAGGGGTATTGAAACAATTCGAGATAAAGTATCTGGTTTTGCTAGTACAATGTCATTTAAACCTCTCAAAGTAGTTATTTTAGATGAGGCAGATTTTCTCACAATCCAGGCCCAAGCCTCGCTTCGTAACGTTATTGAAACGTTCTCTAAAAGTACAAGGTTTATTTTAACTTGTAATTATGTAGAGCGTATCATTGATCCTCTCCAATCACGTTGTCAAGTACTTAAGATTGTACCTCCAAGTAAAGGTGAAGTAGCAAAGCATATTTTTAAAATACTTTCTAACGAAAATGTCCAACATAATACTAATCATCTTAAAGATTTAGTAAACCAATACTACCCAGATGTACGTAAAATGCTTAACGTATGTCAGATGTCTACTAAAGATGGTGAATTGGAATTAGATAAACAAACACTTGTATCATCTAATTATGTTGATAAGGTGATTGAATTATTACCTAATAAAAAGTCATTTAAAGATATCAGACAAGTAATTGCCGATTCTAATGTAAATGATTTTGAAGCACTATATAAAGCGTTATATGAACGTATAGACGAGTATACATCTCGTCCTGCTGAAGCAGTTATTATTATTGAGGAATACATGTATCACTCTAATTTCCGAATTGATAAAGAAATTAATGTAATGGCGTGTATTTCTAAACTACTTGATATCTCCGGTAAAATTGTTATATAAAGACATCATAGAATTTGGAGATAGAAAATTCCTATTGTATCGTACGGTAAGAGAATTTGAAAAATTAGATGCTGAAATACTTAAACAGTATTGGCATTGTGACACCGTCTTAAAAAAAGAAAACTTATATTATTTTTGTAACGAAATTAAAGAAATAGATTATGAAAAAATCTGAAATAACAACTCAACCCCAAATTGAATTGGGTAAAACTACAATGATTCCTAATGGATCTGGAGGTGAACTCTTTAAACAAGGATTTGTACTCCGTAAAGTATCTCGTTTTATTACAGGAGGAAATGAAGATGCCGTACTCCCAATCCCAGTCTTCTATGATGGTGCTACAGGTAAAATTTTAAAAGATACCTTGCCACCTGAGATTAGAGAAGATTATGACACTATTTGATTGGTTAAAGGAACTAACAGGTAAAAAGCGAGATTGGGACTCCTTCTCGGATAAAGAGAAAGAGTCCTTTAATCCATATATGGTTAATCGTTTTTTATCTATGCACCAACCTTTTGTTGAATTAGTTAATTACGTTCAAACCATTCCTTATACTGAAAAAGAAAAATACTACACAGTATATTGTGGTTTACTCCCAAAACAAAATGTTTGGCTTAAATATATTAAATCAAAAATGAAACAACCTACAACTGAATTAGTAGAAGCACTTTCTAAAATTTATGAATGTTCTACTCGTGAAGCAGCTACTGCTGTTGCTACTTTAGATAATGATGTTTTAGAAGATATATTATATAAAGCAGGTTACCAATCTACAGAAGTAGCTAAAATGTTTAAATGATGGACAGCATAGTAACCTCAGTTATAGAACAATTTACTAAACGAGCTGAGTTTGGTAAAAAAAAGTATGGCACCGACTTAGATAGGGAAGATTTATCATTTCAAGATTTTGTTAAGCATATGAAAGAAGAACTTATGGATGCTATACTTTACTTAGAAAAATTAGAAAAATTATATGGCGAAAAAGCCCCAAATACTCAAGGAGATACAAAATAAGGAATTGCCTGAGGTAAATTACGCTTACCAAAAGACTATTTCTTATTCCCAAATATCACTTTATAGAAGTTGCCCACATAAGTGGGCACTTCAATATAGGGATGGACATTATGATGATTCTCCTTCAATCCACTTTACGTTTGGTACTTCAATGCACGAAGTAATCCAAGATTGGCTTACTGTCTTATATGAAGAATCAGGCGCTAAAGCAGATGAAATGAACCTAGAAGAACTCTTCCAGGAAAAATTTATTAATCTGTACCAAGAATCATATAAAAAGAACTCCAATACTCACTACTCATCCCCCGAGGAATTAAGGGAATTCTTTGAAGATGGAGTAGCAATTCTTGATTTTATCAAGAAAAAACGCAACCAATACTTTAGTAAACGAGGATGGTATCTTGCGGGTATTGAATTACCAATTGTGATGAACGTTGGTAGAAATTTAGTATACAAGGGTTTTATTGATATGGTATTATATCATGAACCTACAAATAAATTTCATATTTACGATATAAAAACGTCTACTAGAGGATGGAATGATAAAGCTAAAAAGGACGAAACTAAACAAATGCAGTTAGTTCTTTATAAAAAGTTTTTTAACGAACAGTATGGAATTCCATTTGAAAATATAGAAGTAGAATTTTTTATTGTACGTAGAAAAGTATGGGAAAGTAGTGATTATCCAATTCATAGAGTACAATTACACAAACCTGCTGCTGGGAGAAATAAACTTAATAAAGCTAGTAAAATATTAGATGAATTTATTAGTGAATGTTTTACACCTAAAGGCAAGTATCAAGAAAAAGAACACCCTAAAGTAGTATCAAAGTTATGTGAATGGTGTCCTTTTAATGGGGATGAAAAATTGTGCAATAAGCATGCATCTTCCTGATTCTACGTATATTTATATATAAAATATATAGCTATGAAAAAAGATTTAACATTAACAAGCGTAAAGATTCAAAGTGAATTATTCGAAGAATTTAAAGTGGCATGTGTTAGACATAAGTTTTCTTTCCAAAAACTTGCTGACAGATGTGTTCATTTGTATCTTACAGATGAGGATTTTAAACGACAAATCCATAATCATAATAATTTAGATTTAGAATAACAAAAATGAAAAAAGGTTATATTCCAAAAGATCAACGAAAGAAAATTTTGTTGATGTGTGACGATATTAGAACCCATTCTGGTATAGGAACAATTGCAAAAGAAATAGTAATTCATACCGCCCATCACTTTAATTATGTTAATTTAGGAGCTGCAATTGAACACCCCGAAGCAGGAAAACGATTAGATTTAAGCGAAAGCACAAATGCCGAATCCCAAATCAATGATTCTTCAGTAATAATTTATCCTTCTAATGGGTATGGAAATCCTGATTTTTTAAGACAAATTATTAGTCTAGAAAAACCAGATGCTATCTTTATTATTACTGATCCTAGATATTGGACTTGGTTATTTCAAATGGAAGGAGAAATCCGCAAACAAATCCCAATTATTTATCTTAATATTTGGGATGATTATCCCGCCCCACGTTACAATGAAGCATTCTATGAATCATGTGATTTATTAATGGGGATTTCTAAACAAACTGTCAACATTAACAAAATTGTTTTGGGTGAAAAAGCACAAAACAAAATTATTGAATATGTTCCTCATGGTTTAAATCATAATATTTATAAACCTTTAGATAAAGATGATTCTAAATTAGTAGAGTTTAAAAAGACTTTATTTAAAGGAAAAGAATATGATTTTGTAGCTTTTTTTAATTCTAGAAATATTAGGCGTAAACAAGTTCCTGATACTATTTGGGCATTTACCCAGTTTGTAGATAAATTGTCCTTAGAAGAGGCTAAAAAATGTGTTTTAGTTCTTCACACTCAAGCTACAGACCCTAATGGTACTGATCTCCCAGCAGTAATAGACATGCTTTGTGGCGATAATGAGAGATATAATGTAATCATACATGAACAAAAGCTTTCTACAGAGGGAATGAATTTGTTATATAACAGTACAGATGTTCAAATTCAACTTACTTCAAATGAAGGATGGGGATTAAGTTTAACTGAAGCTATGTTAGCGGGTAATCCTATTATTGCTAATGTTACAGGAGGGATGCAAGATCAAATGCGGTTTGAAACTACAAATGGTACTTGGATTGAGTTTGATGAATTATTCCCTTCAAACCATAGAGGCACATTTAAAAAATGTGGGCCGTGGGCTTTCCCAGTATTTCCTACTAGCATTTCAATTGTGGGGTCACCCCCAACTCCTTATATTTTTGATGATAGGTGTGAAGCTAGTGATGCTGCTAACCAACTTATGGAAGTTTATAAACTAGGTCCTGAAAGAAGAAAAACTATAGGCTTAATGGCAAGAAAATGGGCTACAGGAAATGAAGCAGGATTTACTGCTGAACTTCAAGGTGAAAGAGTTATAGAAAATGTAGAAAAGTTATTTGAAACTTGGAAACCTAGAGTTAAATATGAGTTAGTTAAATCAACTCCCCTTAAGAAAAAAGTTATACAACATAATTTAGTATATTAATGAAACCGATGTTTATAGTAAGCTGTCCGATTGACACGTACAGCGGTTATGGAGCGAGAGCTAGAGATTTTGTAAAGGCTTTAATTGAATTAGATGAATATGATGTTAAAGTTTTACCCCAAAGATGGGGTCAAACACCTTGGGGGTTTATAAAAGACCACCCTAAGTGGCATTTTTTAACCCCTTATCTTCTCCCCGTAGGAAATCAACTCCCAAAACAACCTGAAATCTGGTGCCAAATTACTGTACCTAATGAATTCCAATCTGTAGGAAAATATAACATAGGATTGACAGCAGGAATTGAAACCACAGGATGCCACCCTTCATGGATTGAAGGATGTAACAGAATGAATTTAGTGTTAACTTCTTCTACCCACAGCGCTAATATATTTAAAAGTATTAAATTTGAACAAAGGGATAAAAATACTAATCAAGTGGTAGGAGAGTATGGATTACAAAAACCTATAGAAATATTAATTGAAGGGGCTGATTTAAACGTTTATCAACCCCAAAAATCTAACTTTGATTTAAGTGAGATTGAAGAAGAATTTGCTTATCTGTTTGTTGGGCATTGGATGCAAGGTAATTTAGGCCATGATAGAAAAAATGTAGGATTACTTGTTAGATTATTTTTTGAAGCATTTAAAAATAAAAAGAAAACACCTGCTTTAATTTTAAAAACTTCTACAGTAGGAACTTCGTATATGGATAGAAACGAAATTCTTAAAAGAATAGATGTTATCCGCAACTCAGTAGAAGATGCCCGTACTTTACCTAATATTTATTTACTTCATGGTGAATTTACTGATGAAGAAATGAATGAAATTTATACACATAGTAAAGTTAAAGCTATGATTAATTTAACTAAAGGTGAAGGATTTGGTCGCCCATTACTTGAATTTAGTTTAACCAAAAAACCCATTATTACTACAAACTGGAGTGGACACCTTGATTTCCTAAACCCCGAATTTACGTCCCTCCTCCCAGGTGAACTCCACCAATTAGATGATAGCTCAGTAGTAAAAGATGTATTAATGAAAGAATTTAAATGGTTTGGAGTTGATAATACAGCCGCAGTTATGGCCATGAGAGATATGTTTACTAATTATAAAAATTATAAAGAAAAAGCAATTCGTCAAGCATATAAAAGCCGTACAGAATTTAATTTTGATAAAATGGTTAGTCAATTAAAAGGGTATTTAGATCAATATGTACCTGAGTTTCCAAAAGAAATTAAATTAGAACTTCCAAAACTAGAACTCCCAAAGTTAAATTTACCTAAACTTAAAAAAATAGAAAATGCAGAAGGATAATTTAAGTACATGTTCACGATGTAGTAGTGATGCTTGTTATGAAAATAACTTAGGAGCAGATTATAAAGTTTATATGTGTTATGGATGTGGTTTTACTACTAATACATTAATGACTGAAGATAGTGAGTTTTTAGAGGAACAGTTAGAAGTATTGCCTGAAATTTATAAAGATTTAGCATCAATAGATAAAAATGGTCTTACATGGATCCCTTCTACAATTAACATTGAAAGTAAAGGAATGATATTCATTCAAGGTACATCAACTGAAGATTGGAATTGGGTAGCTTGTCCTGCTAAAGAACTTACCAAAGAAGAAAAATCTAACTTCCCAGAAGATGCTACTTATAAAATGGATATGAAAAACGCTTCTTATTTTAAAGAGCGTGATTTTATAGAAGCTATGGATTATATTGGACTATTCAACATTTCCGAATAATGACAATAAGTTATGCTATACCAGTATGTAATGAGTGGAAAGAAATAAAATATCTTTTAAACTATTTATTTAAACACAAGCGTGAACAAGACGAAATTGTAGTTCAATGTGATAAAGGAAATACTACACAAGAGGTATATTTAGTATTACAAGAATTCTCTACTTATTATTCTGTAGGTTTTAAAGTAATTGAATTTCCTTTAGAAGGTGATTTTGCTTCATTTAAAAATAACTTAAAAGAACACTGCTCAGGTGACTATATCTTTCAAATTGATGCTGATGAATACCCAGATGATTATTTAATGAGTATGATTGAATCAGTTATTACTATGAATGATAAAGTAGATGTATTTTGGGTTCCTAGAATTAATAAAGTAACTGGTTTAACCCCTGAACATGTAGTAAAATGGAGGTGGAATGTAGATAATGATGGTAGGGTTAATTTTCCAGATTACCAATGTCGTATCTTTAAAAATGTTAAAAGAATTAAGTGGAAAAATAAAGTACACGAACAATTAATAGGACACAAAACTCAATCTCAATTACCTACTAATGATGAATTTTGTTTAATTCACATTAAAGATATTGAACGACAAGAAAAACAAAATGAGTTTTATAACAAGTTATGAAATTAAGAGTAAAATTTTTTGAAGAAGAATCTTTTAGAAGTAAATTAGATCATTTAAAACATTTAGATTTTTCTTTATTTATAGAAACTATACCTCAATCTCAAGAAGATTTATCTTCTATTAATATTTTAGCATTTGAAGAACCTAATGAATATTTTGGGCTTCATGATTGGGCTATTCAAAATCAACATCTTTTTTCACTTATTTTAACTTGGGATGATAAAGTATTAAATAATTGTAATAATGCTATGATGATGCCGTTTGGGCATACTTGGTTTTTACCTGAACAGTATAATAAAAAACATATAAAAAAATTCCAAACTACCCATTTAGCAGGTAAGTTGTTAAAAACCTATGGACATTCTTTAAGACATGAGTTATTAGATAGACAAAATGAAGTTCAAACTCCTATTAAATTTTACAAAACTTATGGTGACAGATATAACATAAATCAGGCTAGATTAGACAAAGAAGAACTTTTTGGAGATTCTATGTTTGGAATAGCAATTGAAAATGTTTCTCATAGGGGATGGTTTACTGAAAAGATATTAGATTGTTTTTTATTAAAAACTATTCCTATTTACTGGGGATGTTCTAATATAGGAAATTATTTTAATATAGATGGTATTCTTAAAGTAGATAATGTAGATGATATAATCTATACTCTTAATAATCTAACCGAAGAATTTTATATATCTAAAAAAGATATTATAGAAGAAAATTGGAGAATAGCCC